CTGTAATCTTTTACGATTATTTGAATTTTAAGTTTGCTGAAGTGATGTCTACTAGACCCACGTAGTCAGCTGCGTTACCAAGAGATGATGCAGTGTTTGTTAACTCTACATAACCGTATCTTGTTAAGAAACCTACTACTGGTTCAAAAGTAGCTGGATCCAATACAACACCTGAACTCATTAGAGGTATGTAAGGACAATAGAACGCTGGAGCATCTGCTTCAGACGAACCTTTGTATCCTACTAATACCGCTGTTGAATCAGAAGCGTAAGCATCAACGTATACTCTCATAGCTGAGTTTAAAGTTCCAACAAATTTAGTGTTAGTTGGAGATTCAAACGTACCTTCAGTTGATCTTGCGAACGCTGAAGTTGTAGCTGATTGAAGGATAGTTAAAGCAGTTGGAGATACTACAGCGTAGTTTCCAGAGCCTCTTCTAGTTCTTGTTGCGATTTGGTTAGCAACTCTGTTGATCAAGATTGCAAGTGCCGCGTGCTCATCGCCCACGAAAGTTGCAGTTCCAGAAACAGCAGCTTGGTCAAAAGTTTCAGAAGCAGTTCCTGCTAATGTTCTTAATGATCCAATGATTTCTTGGTCGATTTCAGCAGTAATTTCTTGTGCTAAAGCGGCCATGATTTCAGCTTCGATGTCGATGCCTTGCTGTGCCTGTGCGTCTTGTGCTGCTTCAAAAGTCCATCTTGCAGATAGTTTTCTTGATTTAGCTTCAACGGGTTGTTTTAAGATTTGGATAGATAATCTTTTTCCAGGAGTTCCCTCTAAAGAAGCTGTAGAAGCCGCTTTTGGAGTAGAGTTGTCTTGGTTACCAGAGTATGCTTTCGCAATCTTAAATGGAGATAAAGCTTCTTCCCCTGCAGTCGTGTTCGACGCAACGGAGTCACTGTATCTGATCCTTAAAGTGTGGATCTGTCCTACTGGACCAGTCATAGGTTGTACTCCAACGATTTCGTTAGCGATAACAGTTGGTAATACCCGTCTAATTACTGGTAGTATGACTCTGTTTAATGTAGCAACGTTACCCGCAGATGTAGCACCCGCAGTAGATTGTTCAGAAAGATATCTCTTAGTGTTTTCTAAGATAACATCCATCGTCTTTTTCTTATTGCCACTTAAACCTTCGGTCAATGCGGCTTTTGTTTCGCCCCATTTTGATTCAAATAGTTCTGACATTTGATTCTTTCCTTTTGTTTAGTGTTGAATACCCGCTAATTTGCGGATATTTGTTAAGTCAGCATCTTCTCTCACAGCTCTGTCACCTTTTGCTTCAGAAATTACTTTCTTGGCATTAGATGGAACGTTCTTATCGTCCATTACTGGAGTTAGATACTTCGCATAAGCAGATTTTAAATCTTTTGTTTGAACTGATTCAAGCAATTGATTCATAACGTCTGCCTTGTCCTTGCTCAAAGGTTTGAGCAACTCAGCCATCGTTTCCTTGCGTTCCATCAAATCTTTAGATCTAGCAATTTCTTGCTCTTTAGATTCAATCACCGCTTGCTTCTCATCGATGGATTTCTTAGCTTCTTCTATTTTCAGCATTTGCTCATCAACTACTTTTAATAGTTTTGAGGTTTCACTCTTCTCATTTAAGTAAGAAGATTGATATTCTGAAGCGAAAGCTTCGAAAACTCGTTTACCAAAATTGATCTGTCTAGCAGCAGTGATGTCTTCTTTTAATTGAGCTAACTCTTCACCCAATTTTTTAGTCACTGCGTCTTCAACCACTTTGGCAGATTTAGTAATAAAAGCTTCTTTCAATTTTTTCATTTGAGATTTAGCTTCTTTCACTAATTTAACTTTGGTTTCCACTACGCCTTTTTTGTCTTCGTGGAATTCTTTGATTTCTTTAGCAAGAGCACCCACTACAAATTCTTCTAATTTAGAGAAGTTTTCGTGTACACTCTTTCTGTCAACATTAAGCTCGTTCAGCTCTTCTGCTAGTTTAGTCATTACGAATGATTCTAGTTTTGCAGAGTGTGCGCCTACGTTTTCTTTGTATGCTGTTTTTTCCATTGCAAGTGCTTTTCTGTCTTCAACGAACTTGGTGATTTCTTCACTCAACTTGTCAGTCATCATTTTGTCGATGGCTTCTACCATGTTGTTTTTGTCGTGCTCGTATCTCTTAGCGAATTCTTCTCTAAGTTCAGCAGCAGCTTGTTCTTTATTTTCTTTAACTTTGTTTTCCCATGCTTCTTGGATAGTCTTTTGAGTTTCTTCTCCAATAACGCCTGATTCAACCAGTTTTGATATTGCGTCGAACATTATTTTAGGTCCTTTATTATGTTGGTTAGCGCCTCTTTGAGGTACTTCTGTGCTTTTTTATCATCTCTAATCTCAGCAGCCAGACCCATTGCTTTATTTCCGCCCTTTGTATTCAACAAATGTTCGTAAATTGCAGTTGGGTAAGCACCCGGTGCTGAAGGTTGTGCCACTACGTCCACTGTTATGATCTCGAAATCACTAACTTGTCCTCCACCGTATTCCGAAACGTTTCCAGAACCGCGGCTTGACACGCCTAGTTTAACTCCAGACTCTAACATAGTTTTCACTAGTTGGCCCATTGGTGTTGGCAGGATTTTCATCTTGCCGTATCCATTCGGACCGTCCATCCACATATCAGTAATCATGTGACTAACACGGTCCAAATTAATTTTTAAATCATCGGGGTGGTCCACTTCTCCTAAAACAGAATAACCTGATGTGATCTGATCATTGAGAGTTTTTACCGCTTTTTGTATTTCATTAATTGGGTAAACTCTTTGATTAGCATTTTTAATGCCGCCTTGGATACAAATCCCTTTCATATAAAGGTCCTTGCCTTCCTTGCCTTCGTGCAAGACTTCCATCCTGGCCTGATCGTAGGTTAAGTGTTCTCTTAGATACAATGACATTCCGCTCCTTTTTTTTCTCTGTTATTGCTTACTTCTTAGCAGCAGTAATTGGAGATTTAGCTGATTTGTCCGAACCATCAGTATTGCTAGCTTTCACTTGTTTAGTGAATGCTGCTTTTTCTTTACCTAGGTTGTTTTCAATTCCGCCCATCTCTTTTGCTTTAGCAACAGAAACTTTTGCATTATCTTCTTGAGCTTGTGCTATATTTTTAGCAGTTCCGCCCATGTCGTTTTTATTAGCGACTGGAGATTTTGCAGATTTATCTGAATGGTCAGCTGTGTCAGCAGTTTTCTTTACGTGGTACTCTTTCACAGTTTCCTTTTTCATATCATCTTTTTTAGCTTCTTGAGCTACTGGTGCTGCAGCAACTGGTGCTTGAGCATCTTGAGCTGGTTGAGCAATTGCTACTGATTCTTCTGATTTCTCTTCTGAATCTTCGCCGTTGTCACCGTTCATCATTTTTTCGAATTCTGCTTTTAATTCTTCTAAAGCATCTTCTAAGTCAACGATTTTATTTTCGATTCCAGCGTCAGCTTGGTCATCAGCAGCAGGTTCTTCACCATTTGCATCATCACCGTGTTCTGCATCGCCTTTTTCGTCAGCTGAAACGTCAGCAATTAAATCATCAGTAGCATCGCCACCAACTTCTTCAATTGATTCTTCTTCGATTTCAACAGTTTCGTCAACTGATTCGTCTTTTGAATCTGTTTTTTCTGTTTCTTTAACTGCTTCTGCTGTTACTTCAGCTTTTTCAGTTTCTTTAACTTCTTCTTTAGAGTCTTCTTTGGTTTCAGTTTCTGCTAAACCTTCATAGATGTCTCTAGATTTTTCCACAACGATTTCGTGAAATAGCGCTTGGGCTTTATCGTTTTCTTCGTTGATTAATAATTCTAGCAATTGCTCGAATTTATTTGTAGATTGTGTCATTTGCACGTGCTCCTTTTTGGC